GGGATGCGAGCACGCCGGTTCGTGGGACTCGACGCACCGACCAGCTCGACAGCGTAGGGAGTCCCTAGCGACAAGCCGTCGAAAGCGTTGAACCCCGTTCCCGTGACGTAGTACCGACCATCGGGATACCAGTAGAAAATGAACGGTCCTTGCCCACCGACGGTGAGCTTGAGCGTGTCCCAGCCGCGCAGCATCGCCAACGGTTCAAGCAGAAGGTACGTCTTACCATCAGCCTGCCATAGCAGTCGCGACAGCGGCGGCACGCCAGTCCACGAACCGAAGTTATTGAGGAAGAACCCTACCTGCGCGCCGTCAGAGCCGGGGACCACCGTGCCGCTGAGCACGGGCGGCGCAGCGTTCACAAAGATTTCAAGGCTCCATCCAAGGTTGGGCTCGCCACCGGACTGCAGCGCGACCTGATCCCATCTGTCGAACGTCGCCGTGCTTCCATCCGCGCGGAAAGCCTGCGTCGTGTTCTTGTCGTTCACGATGACCTGTAGCGACCCCGGTCCCGGCAAGCCAGATGAAACCTGATTGCCGCTGAAGCCGATGGTGAGGATGCTTGACCGACCGGGGCTCTGAAGTTCAAGCGCGGGATACACCATGCGCCAGCCCAAGCCGGTGTTCTCAGTCCACGCAGCCGCGCTCGCAAGTATCCCGCCAGCGCCCTTCATCACGAGGCCAATGAGCGACGTAGCGTTCGCCCATATGCCGCTGCCCTCGCTGTTCGTGGTGGCGAACTTAGCGATGATGGCCGAGTTCACGCCGGGATGGCCGGGAGTCTGCGAGACAAGTCCGTAGCCCTGCATGTCAGAGACGGACGGGACGATTTGATCGTTCCGCCCTGCGGCCACGATGAGCAAGTCTCCCGGCGCGTGCGGCGGCATCTGAACCGTGCCCCCCGCTGCTCCGTTCGGCCTAGACGTGTTCGCAACGACCTCCGGCACGAACGGCAGCAGCGGCTGAAGCTCGACCGACCAGCCAACGCAGAAGTCGGCCGTGTTGCCGCCGAAGGGTGCCTGCGGCAGCGAGTTCGCCAGTCCGGTGTAGCTGACGTAAGTCATAAAGTAGTCAACTAACTGGTTGGCGATCAGCGGAGTCGAGTCAGGGTATGGGGTGATCGTCTTGTCAAGTGTCCACGTGCCGCCCAGATGCAGCCCGATATTGCGACCGGGGTTGGACATTTGATTTGCTGCCCACACTCCATAGTCGGCGATCGTAACGTCCACAACATTGACGCCGCCTTTGATCACAACCGCGACCCACGCGCTTACGTTGCTCCATGCGATAGCAGGCTCAGCCCCGCTGGAATACTTGTACGCGAGGAGCCCCCACTTAGCCACGTCTCTGCGAGCCCCGCCTGCGCTCGTCCAGCCAGCCGCTAGATCAGGCGAGGTATCAAACTTGTTGTACACGAGGACAAAGATCAGGTCGCCCGCGTCGTTCTGCGGGAGCTGCGGCGTGTCGCCCGCGCCGGCGGCGGACCTCCACTGGAAGGGTGCCTGCGGCGGGCGGGCTTCAAACAGCTCGGTCAAGTCCTTGTTGCTGCCGCGAGCAATGAAGCCCGTGTTGAACGGCAGCTTGTTCGTAACCAGCGGAGCGTACCGCTGCGCGAGGTCTTGACCGTCCTGATAGAAGTAGGTGGCTCCCGGCCCGCTGCCGGCCTTGAACAGCTCGTCCAAGTCCTGCAGCTTGCCGCCCTTCTCGGTCGCGTACTTGCTCATACCTGATCCGTCGCCACGAACTGCCACGCACGCACTTGCCCGAATACACCGAGCTTGTTGTCGCCGAGCGTGCTCCAGTCGACAACCACCGACGGCGACCACGATACCGGGCTACCTGCTGCCGTCGCGGTGCTGGTGTTCAGGCCGAAGATGAATTGATCGCCACGGCAGATTGCGAAGCCTGCGCTGGCTTTCCCGGCACCGTAGGGGCTGTTCGCTGCGAGGCGCCACACCGTGCCGTCGCTGTAGCCGTTGCAGACCGTGCCGAGCGCGTAGAGATTGTCGGCAGCTCGTAGGTTGGCACCGATGCTCCACCCCGGCTTGCCGAATTCAAGCATCTTCAGTTCGTACTGAACCGTAGTGCCCCACGCGGCCGGAGTGTGGTCGCCGATGGTAATGACGCTGTGCTCCCACATGGACATCATTACCTGATCATCGATCACGAAGGCCAGCGGCACGTCAGGTACGGTGCCGACCTTGTACAGTCGTACCGCGCATCGCTGAACCCCCGGCGAAGCGACACCAGCGCCCATCGCGAGCCCGTAGAAGTTGGCCGGGTCCAACCGCGAGGAGATGGCGAGGAACGCGCTGCCCGAGCCAGCAGGGTCGCCCGTGCCGTTCGGTGCAATCTGGAACACCGTGTTCGCGTTGGGGATGCTGGTGACCCCCGTGAACCGCTTGGTCACGTCAGGGTCGGTCATATCGGCATAGATGCCCTTTCCCTGCCCCGGGATCGAGAACCCGAGGTTGTGCATACCGAAGACTTGTTCACCGTTGCGGCTGAACCCGAGCCCTTGATTGGCAGCGCGGTAGATGCCAGTCCCAGGCGCAGCGGAGAACGCTATCCCGGGAGCCGCTGCCGTACCGTCGGCGAACTTGAATGGGCCGGTAGGGCCGAGTGAACCGTCCCGAGTAATGACGTTGTTCAGCTGCTCAGCGATGTCGTCCAGGGTTCCGTTTGCCCAGTCCGACTCAATGACGGTGCCCGTGACAACCGGGTTCCAGGTCGTCGGGAGGTAGTAAAGTCCAGTGCTGTCACGCGGCATTATTCAGTACCTCCAACGAGTTGACCTTGACGACGTAGGAGCTGCACCATGAACCGCTCCTTGTCGGTTAGGGGAGCATTACGCGCCTGCTTCGCTGCCACCATCTTCATGAACTCCATCGGGTCCTGGAGAGCGCTTTGGAGCGAGCGCTCCGTGGCCTGCTCAATAGGCTCTGTAAAGGAGCGAGCAAGCCCGCGAAGCCCTGGAACGAGGTAGATTGGATTCTTGCGCCCAGAAGCCAGCACCGATTCGAGTTTCGTAACCCCCTCCAGTCCAGTAGCCCCTGGAGAGTTCTTGTACAGCTCGTGACGGCCCAGCTCCTCAGTTATCTCACCCAACCGGCGGCGGTCAGCAGCCCTGAGTGTGGAGCCCTTGCCAGCCTCTTCTCCATGCTTCGCAACGGCCCGACGCAGAGCTTTGCCCTCAATAACCGGCGTTTCGCCCATGACCTTGGACGTAACCGGCACGCCCTGATCAGTCACGAACTCCCGCAGAACCCCAGTAGCCGACTGAGACTGCTTGGTCTTGTCCATCGCCTTACCGTAGTTCTCCATCATGGTACTGAAGAACCCTTTGGAGCGAGTGTCGGCCATGTCCTTAATAGCTTCGCGGGCAGCGGAAACCGCTGAGCTACCGCCAGCTTCTTCACCAAGTCTCCAGTAAAGCTGAGGTAGCGCACCGAGCGTAGCGTTCGGGTCAGCCACCGTCATTAGCGACTCATCGATAAGCTTCCGCACTTCGGGGTTGGCGATAACCTCCTGATTTCCCTTCAGGGCAGCGAGCTGCTTGCCGAGAATATCGCGATTCTTCTGGCTTAGAGGAAGCTTGTCCAACTGAGCCTTACCAGTAACCATCAGCTCGGTTATCTGCTGCTGGCGAGCGGGGCCGAGCTCAACCGAACGGCTGAGCGCGTCCTGCATCTCGTCCCACATCTCTTTGTAGACCGCCTCGTCCAGCTCGCCCCATTCGCGGGCGCTACCACGAGCACGAGCTCCGCGCTCAAGCTGGGCGAGGTCTTTGCTGCGGGACTGTGCGGCGGTACTGAGGGGGTAACGGGCCGATCCTGCAGAGCCTGCCACATCCTGAACGGCCTGCTCCATTCCCTGCTTACCGAGGGTGCTCTCCAAAGCGTTGAACACTCGCTCCTGAACCCTCGGGCCAGACTTTGCGAACTCACGCCTGACCCAGTTAGACGCTGGCGCAACCGCAGCCCCTACCCCCGGAATCAAAGCCCCTCCAAAGCCCCCTAGAGCGGCCTGTGAGGCTCTGGATTCCCCTTCCTCTGGGGCCAGCAAGGCACCCGCCGTCGCGCCCTCTACGCCGGCTCTACCAGCCGTACCGAGGTTGAAGACACGCCCGCCCTTGCCTGCTAGACTGGCCGCAGCAGGAACAGCCTTGGTCAGAACCTTACCTGTGACGGCAGCGGCCTTCGCGGCAGGGGCTCCGGTCAGAGCCAATTCACCCACGATCTGACCAGCCGTACCCCAACCGCTGTCCTGGGCCTTCTGAGCAGCCTGCGCTTCCTCCAGCCCCTGATTCAGGGACTCCGGGGACAGGCTCGGGCCGCCGACCATCGTGGGCAGGTCAAGGATGCCCTTGAGCGCCCGCTTGGCACCGACGTCAACCCCGGTCACGAATGGGTTGGACGTGCGCTCCTGCTGGTACTTCGCAACCTTGTCGGCGGCGGGGCTGGAGCCCCCTTGGACATTGCTAAAGTCTGTGGGCTTCCACTGAGCCTTGAAGGCTTCCAGGGCTTCAGCCTCCGTTCCTTCACCCTCAACTTCGTAGTCCTTGCCGTCGGGAGCGGTTACGATGTACTTAGCCATCTAGCCTCCTGCAGGCCGAATGGTAAACCCTCCGGGCGCCTTCGGCTTTTCTTCACCCATCGGGTGAAACGCCTTACCGACGCCCTTGTGACCAGCGTCAATGTACTGCTGCCGAGTGCGGTCGTAGAATGTCTTGGCGAGCTGCGCGCGAGTCTTGATGTTCTTCTCGATAACGTCGGGCTTCATTCCAGGCGCGATGGTTGCAGCCTGCCATGCGGCCCGCTCACCGGCGGACAGGGCTGTACCGAACTTCTCGTGACGCTCAACGAGCGCCGCGCGGTTCTCATAGTCCTTCCACCAGTTCGCAGCTTCCTCAGACGACTTACCAGAGAACGGGTTCCAGGTGCCACTGATCTTATCAATGGCTCCGCTAACGCCTCCGTACTCCGGCTTGTACGAGCTAGCCACCGCGTCCAGCCCCCGAGCCTGTTCCTCGGCCCCGCGAACGGTACGCATCACCACATCGGGCACCGGAGTCTCTTTACCACCGGCAACCTCTTTCTTCGTCTCCGCAGCCAGCTCCCCAAGATAGCGCCGGGTCTCGTTCTGCATACTGGCGATCTGCCCCTGGAGAGCACGGGCCTCGCGGGCCATAGCCTCACGGCTGGCACGGTCAAGGCCCCGATCCTCAAGGCGGGCGGTAAGCTCGGCCAACCGATCCTTGGCCCGCTCCTGAGCCAGCTGGAGGGCCTGCGCCCGATTGGTAGCGGCCTCTTCCTTACGGAAGGCCCGCGCCTCTTCCCGCTCCGGCTCTTTGACGAACTCACCCATCTGCATCTGGGCTAGGGTGCGGGACAACGGGTTCCGCATTCCGCGCTGAGCCCACGCCAGATTCTCCTGCTGCGTCGGCTTCGTAACGGTCTGCATACCCTGGGACGCGGCGGCAGCATCTGCCTCATCAATGCCCGGAGCCTGAAACGGCACGTTCTGCTGCTTCGGCATAGCCTGCATCCAACCCTCAGACTCTGCCTGCTGCGCCCGCTCCAGTTCGGCCCTACCCTTATCAGCTTCCCGCTCAGACCAGCCAGCCTGAAACTGATTGAACACGGGCAGAATTTGCTCCGCCCATGAAGGAGCGACGTAGTGGCCCGACACCATCTGACCTTCCGGCTGATTTCCCTGCTGACGAAGGGCTTCGGCCAGCGCCAGAGTGCGCTTGATCTTCTGTTCTTGAGTGGCCCAATCCCCCGGCTGGGGGATGAATGGGCCACCTGCTTGTCGCGGATCCTGAAACATAGAAGCTCCTTCTTATGTCCGAACGCCGCCGCCACCGCCGAAGTACCCGCCGAGAGCGCTCCCCAGCATCCCACCCAGAGGTCCGCCCATCGCAGAGCCAGCAAGACCGAACAAGCCCCTTGTCAGGCCCGCAGTACCAGCGTTCTTCGCGTTGGCTGCTGCGAGCTGAGCTTGGTAGGTCTGCTGCCCTGCACCGGAGAGGTCAGCCCCCGGAACGTAGCCAGCGGTGTTGAACCCTTGGAAGTTCGGGTTTTGAACCTGATTGCCCTGCATGAGCGCGTTCAGCTCGTTGAGGGGCATATTGCGAAGGTACGCCGCCTCTTGAATGGCGCGAGTACGAGCATCACCGCTGGCTCCCAGGCCAGCGATTTGCTCGTTGAACTGCTTGCCCCGGAGCGCGTTTGCGAACTCAGCCTCCATGCCCCGCTCGCTTACGCCCTGCTGCCGAGCTGCTAGGCCGCGATTGAAGATGTTGCCGTACTCCTGAGCGCCGCCAAGGAGGGCCTGCATTTCAGCGTCGGTTTGGGCACGATCCCGTCGCTCCATAGCCTTGTCAAAGGCGAGTGAGCCTTCGGTGATGCCCTGCGCCTTCAGTCGCTGAATTTCGGCCGAGCGGGCGTCTTGCAAGTCAGGATTCAGCCTGGACATCATGGCATCGCGCACTTGCTCAACCGCGCCGAAGCCAGAGTCAGGCATCGCACCCAACCCGCTGAGGTCCAGCTTGCCCCAATCGCCCAACTTGGACGGATCCAGGTTTTGGATCTCGGGCATATTGCTGAGGTCGATGGGGTTCTGATACGACTGGGACACCCGATCAAGCAGACCCTTTGCGGTGCCAGTCTGCCGGTTCATGATGTCAAACTGGTCCTGAAGCGCCCCCTGAATCTCAGGGCTCACGTCCTCGTACTGGTTCCAGGTGACCTCGTCCTCCCCAGTAATGGGGTTCTTGGTGACCTGACGGTCGTAAACCAACGACCCCCATGGAGTGAACTGGTTGATCCTATTGGCTAGGGTCTGTTGATCCAGGTTGGACTTATTCCCAGCCGCCGTCGCATTAGCGAGCGCCGTGTAGTCCGGCGGAGCGGGTGTGCTCTTTTTGCCCATGTCAATTACCTCCACCGGTCAGGCCACCATACGAGTCAGGTGGCGGAACATTCTTCCCAGGTCCAACTCCGTTAACAGCGTTGGCGAATGCCTGATTAGGGTCAACCTGAGGGTTCTGCTTTTGACGAAGGGCTTCGGCCTGCTGTGCAGCGAGCTTTGCCCTCCACATTTCAGCGATTTGACGCTGTTTGTCTTCCATCGGCGTGATCGTGGAAGCGTGCATCGCCCTCATGCGGTTAATCACCGCCTGACGAGCCGCCATAGGATCTTGCCTGACCTGAGCCATAGACCCTTGCTGAGCTGGAGCAGGTGCGTTTTTCGGCATGTCAGATCCCCATGTCGGTGCGGGTGGTGTTCGACTCGAGCACGTTACCGTTCTCGTCCATCGCCTGATTCCAGATGGAACCATCTGACCGCATCATCGGCTGGTAGTACACTCCGTTGATATTCACAGGGGATCCAACCGCAGTGGATGGCCCGGCGATAGCTGCCTGTTCTCGCGCAGCGTTCTGCGCCACGAGCGAGTTGCCGTAGATGTCGTAATTTCCAGGACCGTTATCGATGTAGACACCGCCTTCATCGTAGCCCTGCCGCGAGTTTTGTCCAGGAACGCCACCAAGATGCGCCAGCGGGAACGACGCTTTCGGAGTCCGCAGAGCATTCACCGTGTCTTGCGTGTTGCTCAGCGTCTGATTGTTTGTCGTCTGATTAGGGTTCGCTCCAAGGTTCATCAGCCCCGACTGCAGAGCGTCAAACTGCTCTTGCATCGGGTTTGATTGATACCCGCTGATGCCGCCTTGATTGGGAGCTCCAATCTCGTACCCGAGCCTGGGCTCGTTACCGTACACCGGAGCCGGTGGGGAAGAGCTCTTCCCACCCAGATAGCTATTCGGCGGGGGCGAGCTCTTACCGCTGGCACTCGTGGTTCCAGCAGTCGTCGTGCCTCCGTAGTTAGGAGTGTAGCTCTGCGGAGACCCCGCGTTCTTCTTTCCCATTTCGACGCCCCTTGTCAAGCCAACGGCACTCCTCACGACGCATGCTCATAATATGCAGAGCACCGTCAGGGTGGGCGCCTCTAATGGTATGTTCAATTTTGAACCCGAGGTGCAGGTTCAGCCTAACCGCCGAGGTATTCCCGCTGGGAACGCGACCCAGCACAATCTGACACTTACCGATGTTGAACGGATAGTCAAACGCTGCAAACAGAAGCTCACGACTCATCCACCGGGAACCCTCCCCAGCGATGTGCATCTCACAGGCCGAGCCATTCCATCCGTCAAACCCGACAACAGCCACCAGAGAACCTTCTACAAGTCGGCCAATGCAGCGAATGTCGGGGGTCGGCACCAACCCGATGCGCTGGCAAAGCCAAGTCGCAAGGGCGTCAGTGGGCTGGCCTATAATCACAGCGGGCCTCCAACCTTCCAAGTTAGGTCTGTAGAAACCCACGTAGTCTCAACGCTTGACTGTCCACTCACTACTATGGACGCGCACACACCCATTCCAAGAGCCGACTGCCACTCTTTCTGAGTCTGGGTTCCGCCGCCCCACGCATTGTAGTCCCAAATTGCGATGTCCCATAGACCAATGCGATCGACCGGTGAATTCGTCGGATACGGAAGCTGCCCGCCTGCGAAGTCGTAGTAGATGGCGGTTGTGATAGCTGCCCTACCACCACTCACCAGAAAATTCAGGCGGTACAGACCAATCTGCTTTTGAAGAGCCGGAGTTTCGAAGTAGTTGTACGCCTGCTGAGCTCGCCATCTAATCGGCTGGGGAACTTCTGGTGCATTCGTATACCCCGGAGTTTCGTCCTGAGCCCCCGTCCACGCGCGAATAACCCTTCCGTCAACGCAACCGTAGAATGGGAACCCGTCAAACTCAACCCAATGAGCAGCGTCATACCCACTGAACGCGCACCACGAATGGTTGACCTGATTCGACACCAACTGCCCCGAACCTTTGTCAAGGATGCGAGGAATGTTGATCATCAGTAGATTGTTCAGCGGGGTGTAGATCAGCTGCCAGTTGTCTGGGGACGGTGGATTGCTGACCAAGTCCGATAGCAGGAGCTGAATCTTCTTGCTGAACGTATCGTTTCCGGTGGCGTTCACCTGAGTGGACGTCACAACGGTCGCCATGCTGACAACCCCGGTGTCCGTCACAAACATCAAGTCTCCGCCCATCTTGGTGGAGCATCGACGTCCGGGGGCGGGGTGCCCGATGTAGTACAGACCCTTCAGCTGCCACGACTCGGCTGTGTCCACGTCAAGACCAGCGTATACCGCAGCCTCGCCCTGATCGCTCAGCGCGACCAAATGGTCATTGGAGCCCTCTCCCGTATCCACCGTCCACGTGGCGAGCATCCTGATATTGCCGCCCCTCTTGAAGATGGGGCCGAAGTCGAAAGCCTTCGCAACTCCGTACAGCGTATCAGGAGGAAGATACCACGCAATGGAAGTATTCTTTTGAGCGAACCACAGACGCCGCTGGTGGGTCGTAACATGAACAAACGTCGTGGGGTCCACTCCGCTGATCGTATACGCGGTAGTACCGTCACCCGCCACGAGCCTCTGGGCAGCGGTGCCGTCGTACACGATAGGCGCGTCACCCGTTTCGCTCACAAGCGTCAGGTAGTTGCCTCCGGCGGTGGCGTATCCCACTCCGTACCACAGAGAACCTAAGAGGTTGGTGACTAGCTCTGTGTTGACGCCAGCAATCGTGACGTCGTACATCTTCGTGCCGGCGAATGCAAAGAGCTTCTCACCTGGATCGCCCGCCCAGACTGCCAACGAGTTAGCTGGAAACCCGAGGGCAGGGGAGTGCGACTGATAGCCTCGCCTAACCGCACATCCCCAGGTCGCCGGCAACAGGTTCAGCAGAGACAAAGCATCCGTTGGCGGCATATTCGCCATCGAATCCATCAAATTCAGCCCCCCTACGGGGGCTGGAAGTGTGGTGTACTTCGCCTCTGAGACGACGGGCATTACGGAACCTTACCGGACACGTCCCACGAACCGTCGGGGATGCTCCACGGGCCAATGAACAGCGGCGGGTAGACGGGCGCCAACGACAGCTTCGGCGCTCCCTTGTCCTTGCCAGTGAGCGACAGGTAAATCCGCATAAAGTCCGACCGGCAGGCTGTTTGATCGAAGCCCTTCAGCTCGTAGAACTTCAGCTTTATGTACTTGATCAGCAGCCACGGGTTGAACATGCAGACATCGCCTTCCTGGGCTGTCATGTCTGCAGGAACCTGTCCAGTATCGTCAACCGCTAAGACCCAGTTCTTGCTGACGTACTCCATGGCGATGTTCAGCCCTACCATTCCGGTGTACGCGCCGGGGATGGGCCAGAGCATGAAGTTGTTGTCCATCACCCTGTAGCGCATACGAGGGGCAGCAGCCAGAAGACCGCCCTTGAGCCACGCCCATTCCTGAGGCGACTTCGGACCAAGGAGGGGCCAGTGATCGGTTCGATCCCACTGAGTCTGGTCTAGGAAGTACGACCAATCGTCGGGAACAGGGTACTCACCCTTCCCGTCAACCGTCGTCCACGACCACTCCTTCAACAACTGACCCCACGGGTAAAGCTGAACGAGGTCGTTGCCAGCAGCGTTCAGCAAGGCCCATGCCTGGGAAGAATTCCCTCCCGTAGCAGAGCTGGAAGCGTACGGAAGCCCGAGCTCAGCAGTCGCCTGCCTGACGATTTGCGCTGAGGTCCAGTACGACACAGGCATGGGTGTCCCCTTACTTTAAGCCGTCGCCCTGACAGGGGCTTTGGGAGGCGCAGGCCGCGAAACCTCGGGCTTGGCTGCTTGAGCCTGAGCCGCTGCGAGCTGGGCGACCTGCTGCTGGAGGACCGCGATCTGGGCGTCCCTCTTTTCGAGCTCGTCCATCAACTTCGTAAACGGCGCAGCCTCCTTAGCCGCCTCCAGATACGCCACAGCCAACTGCTTCATCTTCTGAGCGCCCATGAACTTGTGGGCGACAGAGTCAGCGAGGTTGGCGAGCTGCTCGAGGGTGTAGACGTTGCACGCCTTGAGCTCTGCGATCTGACCAACGGACAGGAACGGAACCTGCTCCAGAGGAGTGCCGTCGGCAATTTGCGACTGGTTGGCCTGAAACCGTTCCCACTGACGGGGGAACCGCAGCGGGTAGTTCTTGCCAGCGCGGGTGACCATAACGTCCCTGGAACCGGGCGTCATGATGCGAACCATCGCCACTTCATCGAAGATAGCCCGGCCAGCTTCGGCGGACTTGGCTTCGTTCTTGACCGCCTCGGTAAAGAACTGAACGACCAGACGAGCGTCGTCTTTGTACTCTTGGCCTTCGGCGTAAACATCACTATCGAACGTCGGGGTGGGCATAAGCTCCCTGCTTAGGTGAAGGATCGAACCGGCTGTGCTTGGCAAAGCATCAGGGTGTTGGTGAGCGTCTTAACTCCCGGGTCACCACTGACCCTAACCTCATACACCGCATCGCCGGGAACTGCGGTGTACGAGAAAGCTGCGAGGTTGAAACCGACAGGGCGCGACGGGCCACGCAAAGTCACACTCTGCGTGAAGGGCATCGCCACTCCATTCTTGTAAAGCTGGATCGTGGCCTCGTCGTTGTTCGGGCCTTCGATGTTGCCATCGATGATAATGAAGTCCGTAGCCCCTGCGATCGACGCCGACTGCACCGCGCGAGTAACCTGACCAGTAGTCAAGTTCGTAGTGTAGTAGCCCGATGTGGCGACAACCGTGGTCGCGAACGGGGCGATGGCCTGCGGCACCGCCGACAGGGTGAGCTGTTGCGTCAGCAGGTTGATTGCCCCATACGCAGGACTCACCGTATCAAGGATGTCCTTGATCATATTCCGCACGTCCGCCGCGCTGATGGCGCCGGTCGTGTTGTCTTCCAGCGTGGCGTCCGCCTGTGCGAGCAACTCAACGATGGATTTGATGGTCATGTGAACTCTGCCGGTGCGAAGGCGCCGCTAAACGCCTTCAAGTCAAAAGGGGGCGACGGTGTGGCAAG